GTGAAAAATCTGACATGGCAAAATCCTGAGCAACTTTTTGTTGCTCAGGAACTTATAAATAAAGTTAAATCAAAGTGTTGCGGAATTAAGGTTTAGAATCAATATCATCGGCAAGATAAGGAGAATATTTGGAACTGGCAAATATTTTTGGGAAAAAGTTGTGTTTTTGGTGGGAAAAGGTTAATTTTGCAGGTGAATTCATTAATATAATAAGGTATGGAAGAAAACGAATCTTATAAAAAAGATATAGAGAGCCGTATCAAGACCCTCTACATCATATCTATTTTCCAAGGATTAGCGATAATATGGCTTGCCATCCCCTCTCTACCAAAGGGCTTATGCAAGCTACTATTAAGGATAATAGGCCAATAACAATCGCAATAACTGTCATTTTTCTATTCCACCTTCTGTCGTTTATCTTCTCAGCCTCTTTCTTTTCCTGAGCAGAAGAATTGCCCTCTATCGACCAATCCGAGCCAACATTCAGTCGCCTCTCATATTCCTGCAGATATCGCACCCCTTTGGGAGTTATCCGCCACATGCTGAAGGACTCCTCGATGTAGCAACCATCGCTAAGTCCCTCAATGATAAACTTGAAATAGCTGTCATCCACGTCTGCGCGAATCATGCTATTTCTGAGTTCTATACTCGTATTATCACCTTTGACCAATTGGCGAAGCAGAAAGACTGCTCCAGCCTTGGTATCATCAATATTCAGAACATCCATAAGTTATAAGAAAAAGCCCCCGACACGGCTCAGTGTCGGGGGCAGAGTTGAGTTATTGAACATGTTAGCTATGCTAACTGCAATGCGCTGATGCGATTGCTTATTTCCTTGACTGCCTGATTAAAGATGCTCTTCTGCTCCTCGTTGAGTGTATAGACCTTTCCACGCACCTGATACCCATTGAGACGTTGCAAAAGCCATGATGCACTCTTGTTGAAATAGTTCTTGGCAATATAGGAGATAGGGAGCAGCTTATAAGCCTCTGCATCTATCTGGCTGCGGAGAACTGTCACTTCGCTCTCCAGACGAGTCACATTCTCCTCCACGAATGGTTTTGCCACTTCAGCCACAGCATCCTTATCCATAGTTTCCAACTTAGCGATAATTTCATTTTTTCGCTCCTCGCTCTTTACATCTGTATTACCAGCAAGAGTCTTGTATTCCTCCAATAATTTTTTAATATCTTCCATATCAATATATATTTTTTAATCCCCTCCCGAAGGAGGGGTAGTTTAACTTTACTTTTTTTTCATCAGTCTTGAGAGGTCGTACAAGAGATAATCAAGTCTCTTTTCGATTTCCTTTTGTGAAAGACCGGTGAATTTCACAACTCGGAGAAAGTCTTTGATTTCCTTTTTCTTTCTCTCGATTTCTTTTTCTAAATCATCTTGCATAGCTTGAAAATTTAATTGATTAAACATGTTCCTTAACTCGATTACAAAGGTACATAATAATTTTAATATACGCAAATAATACATAATAAAAATGTTATGTTTAACGCATTTTTAACGTTTTGATACACTTTGCAATAGGCTTCAACGAAACGGTCGCCCTGCCGGATAGTCTACTATCGTCTATTTAGCGTTGGCAAACGATAAGGAGAAAAAGTGGAACTGGCAAATATTTTTGGGAAAAAGTTGTGTTTTTGGTGGGAAAAGGTTAATTTTGCAGGTGAATTCATTAATATAATAAGGTATGGAAAGAAAAGAATTATTTTACGACATTCTAATCATACTGATTAATGCCGTTTGTGCCATCGTATCTGTCGTAGCATGTGCCCTTATGATTTTACAGCATTGTAAATTGTAAGAGCAAGCGTTATCAACATTGACACAAAAGAGACTATAGCACTGGCTATCCCCACGAACAGTTTATACTCCTTCATCTTCTCTATTAGTTTTTGTCGCTTAAGGTATCTAAGCAACCCCATTTGTGCAGCCTTGCATCCCTTGTCTGTAAGCTGAACCCTCCAATCGTAATCTCCTGTATAAACTATCAAGCCATCAATCTCCAACATAGTCACCACATCATTGGCAACAACCCTGTCATCAGACAACTCATCAACATAGGCTAACATCGAATCTCTGGTCATTGAAGTCTCATTTGCCAAAAGTTGCTTAATTGTAGCATCAGCTACTCTCATCTGTCTGTCGGAGTAAACCATAAATAAAAAAATGACCTGTGCATCGGGAGAGCAGTCCTTCAGCACAGGTCGGTCACAGCTGTATATCTTAAATAGCCACTCACAAGCCCTGCTCTGCCCGTGTCTGACTCATCTGTATATCTATGGGCAAAGGTAGTATTATTTTCTGAAACGAGCAAACATTTTCCTAAGTTTTTAGGAAAATAATCCTAAAAACAAAGAGAAGCCCCCGATGCATCTCGCACCAGGGGCTCAAGAGTTCATTATATTTAATTACTTTATGAAAACACAACCATCAGAAGACGGCTGCTTGTAAATCCGCTTTAATATTGCTCATGCAAGCGTTGAGTCGCTGGTATGTCTTCTCCCCAGCTTTTTTGACACCGCTGCTATATTGCCGCATGAGCGATGGGTTGATGCCCGCTCTCTTTGCGATGTCCGAGACATTGAGGAACGAGAAGTAATTGAAGAACGACTGAAGGTCGTACTTATATTCAAACTCCACCTCAGGAAACGTCTTGCCGTTCTCCTCAGCATCCAGCCTTGCTTCCTCGTAGCACTCCATCAAGTCAGCTTTTGCTGCTGCCACAGAGTCACCAATGGCACTCAGACCAACATCTCCGATACCCTGCTCTGTATAGCACCAAAACTTGCCATCAGATGCCTGCTCCACTATAATCTGTACCTTCATATTAATATAATATATTTATAGTTATCTTATAAAAAAGAGTCCATCCCTCATAAAATACAAAAGGATTTGAAGGTGGAAGGTTGGGGCTAACCCCCAACCAAGTCTCTCAAGATTTTATTGGCAAGTCCCGTAGGAACCTCTCCACTATGTCTTGGTACGAACTGCGACACACCCGTTTTAGGATTAGTCCACTTGTCGTGATTTCCACCATGTCGAGACAGGACGCATCCCGCATCTCTCAGTCTCATAATCAAATCTTTTGTTTTCATAAAATCAATGAACTCTTTGTCTTTTTGACACTGCAAAGGTAGCAAAAAAGCTATAAACTACCAAATATTTAGGTAGCTTTTTTGCTATATTAACTAAACTTTAACATTTCAGCCCCATCAGACGCGGTTTTTCCTCTTTTTCCCATCATTCTCGGATGATGTCAAGAAATCAGAATACCTCTTTTACCCCGAAATGCAATGGAGGGGTTTCCGCGAAAATGGCTCGTTTCTTGTGGCAATTTACTTGGAAATTGTCATAAGCAGCCATTTTCGCGGGGCAATCGGAGCATTCCGATTGGAAATTTGTGCTGTTTTGCACAAATTTTCCACGGTCATTTTTGCCAACCAACTGAGAAACAACGTTTTATCAAAAGTTGGTGCAAAAATGCGTGCCCGTAGCTTTAATGCTACCCCACACCACCCTACGCTGGCTGGCAATTGCCACGGCTCGCCATAGCGGAATATGTACGAGTTTTTTACGTGGCAATTGCCTATCCATCTACAACTTGCCGTTGTCGTGATAGCTGTAGTATGCTCCATCGGTTACAATGATATGGTCCATAAAGAAGAGGCGCATGACCTCGCAAGCCTTCTTCACATTGAGTGTGAGCACGCATCTTGTCTGCTTGGTTTGGTGTTGCCACTTGGGTGGTTGTGTGCGAGTGCCACGATAGTGGCATTACATTGCACGGCTTCTTTGATTATCAGCCTCACGTCTACGGCTGTTTCAGTAAGACCGCCCTCGCTGAGTTTCACGTGCTTGAGCATTTTAAAGTTTTGGTTCATTAGAATGACGTGCGCCTGTTCCACCTGTAAATCGCCTATCATCGGTTGCAGATAGTTATATATTGCCAGACTGCTGCCCATGTCAGGGCGTTGGCTTCCCTTCTCCATCGTCTTGCGCTTGGCAAGTTCAAGCGCTGCGAGTATGGCAAGTGCCTTGCAATCGCCCACACCTTGCACCACTTGCAAATCGTACATGGACAGCCTTGCCAATTTCGACAGCGAGTTGTCCACCATGTTCATCAGCTGGCGTGCTTGTCTCATGCTCTCAGCTGTGCCCGCTCCTCTGTTTATTACCATGGATAATAGTTCTGTATTACTGAGATTGTCAAAGCCGTAGTTCATTGCCTTGTACTCGGGTCTCTCGTCTGCTAACATTGTGTTGTAACTTCTCATTGTCTTTATGCTATTTTTCTGTTTGACTTGTTTATCTGAACACCTTGTGGGAAACATCTCTTTGAACGTGCTACACTATCGTAAAATCCTTCTGCCATCTCTTGCAAGCAACCACGCATTGAGATTGGGTCGTGGTGTATTGTGCGACCTAAGAAGATTTCTTCCTCCACGTAAGCGCCTGCGGCTTCGATTTTCTCTTTAAACTCCTCGATGGTCTTGCCACTTGTCAAAAGGTCGTCGAACAAAATGACGTTCTTGCCTTTGAAAAAGTCAGCGTCCACGCAAACTTTGAAAACATCCTCATTCACGAAATGGCTTCCTCCGTTGTGCAAAGGCTTGCGCTCCCCGAAAATATGTATGTGCTCATTTGCGGTTTTGACGTTCATAGCCTTCAACATTGCAGCAACATAGCCGAAACGCTTGTTATATTTGGCTTGGCTTGAGCATGGAGCGAAAACCACCACGAAATCGCTCAACAAATTGCCATATCTGTTTGAAAGATACTTCATCAGCAACTTGCCACAAAAGCGTGTGGCTGCTCGGTTGCCGTTCTTGAAATCATAAACAAACTGATTGTTTGCTCTCTGCTGCGCTTTGTCTGTGCAAAGGTTCATGTACGAATTTGGAACGTACTCGATAAAATAGCTTTGTCTCATTGTCTTAAATTTTTGAATGATTAAACGTATTCTGGTAATGTTCGGGAGTCCAGAGATTTTTCCCAACTCCAGCTGTGGAGTATTTTTTTAAATTGCATTCCGTTCAAAGCCCGGTGTGCCCTTTCGATTTTTCCTGTGCTTCCACACTGCGTTGGCAGAGGCAAACAGACGTTGGGTTCTGTAGTAACAAAAGGTAAAAGAATAGTGCAGCGTGAAGTTTTTTTGGCTTTTGTTAGTCCAGGTTCATGCGGCAGTTTGAATCGCCAAAAGCTAACTTTGCACAGGAAATTTCGAATGGGGACACATGACGGGCTGAAGGGATGCAAATCAAAAAAAGTACGGAACAGCGAATAAGACAATCCATCGACCCTTCAGGGCGATACCTCTTCTGCAGCAAGAAACCAAAAAAGGCTGCTACTCTCTCGAGCAACAGCCTTCAATCAAAAATAAATTAAAAACCAATAACTTAAAAACTATAAACAATAAAAAATGAGTAATCAACCTCTATAGCATGACAGCCCACCCATATAGATGGCTGTCTGTGGGAACTTCTCTGCCCCAATGCACACCGTATCGAAAGCATCAGAGAAGTCGGTGCGGTTCTGTAGCTGATCTTCATCAGTCTCGATGAGCTTCTCACCTCTCTTGTCCTTGCCATTGTTGTAGACTCCGGCACTCTCAATAGAGATGATGAGGTCCTCATTGTTGTCCTGGTTAATCAGGACCATGTGCTGAGCATGTCCCTTGAACATGCGATTGATGAGCAGCTGCTTCTCGAGATGGTTCATCGGCTTGCCGATATAGATCTCTGACACCAGCCATCCATTGCGACGAAGGACTCCGGCAATGATCTGATAGAACTTCTCGTTGTGCGTAGCGTAGTCATTGCCTACGAAAGTGGCATCGTAATAGAATATGACTCGCTTATCCTTGAGATATCTATAGTAATCACAGAAGTCCTGAGCCAGTTCCGGAAGTTTGCGCTCGTACTTCACATAGAATGAGTTGACGATGCGCAGCTTCGTGTCAGCCCCCACCTGCCCGACAACGAGACAGTTGATGTTGGCGTTGGCATCAGAGCCGATGATCAGCGGTAAACCGTCCTCTATATCTGAATCCATGCGACAGTCCTGCTGGTCATGATGCGGGTTGAAGGAATACTGCAGGTCATCGAGAAAGGTGACGTTGGGAGCGGTATAGAAATTCCGATCCTCGTCAAGACCGCTATAGAAGCCATCCTGTGCAATGCCCACGTGCTGACACATGATGCTTGTCAGGAAGGTCATCTTGGGGAGGTCTCGCTTCATCTGTCTGATGAAGTCCTCCCCGAGGACTGCCAGGTTCTGGATGCTGGAGCATCTGGAATAAACGAGGCAGTAGGAACGCAGAGAGTGCAGAATCTTCTCGTATTTCTGCACCTGCGACATATAATAGTCGTAACGCTCTGGGTGCGCTGCCAACTTATTACGTATGCTATGGAGCTGCACGACGACAGACTCGAGCGTCGCAACCAGCTCCTTATCCTGTTTTTTCTCCCACTGCATGAACCAAGAGCCTTTTTTGGTTGCAGAGGTATCTGAAGTAATCGTAAGACCATGGTGCAAGCAGCAGTCACCGAAAAGTTGCTTGTTACCACGGTTGGCCGGGAGCGTCTCATTGTTGAGCTGCTCCCAATCAATGAACTTTGCCTCGTCAATGAACACATGGTCGAGAGAGAGGGAGTTAGACGTACCGCTGCGGTCCTGCGAGATGATATTTAGATATGATCCGTTGTAGAAAGCAACAGTATTCTCCCAGTTCATCGGCTGGAAGTGCGGGTCTTTCCAGTGTAAAGCCTTCCATGGTTTCTTGCCCACGATGTAGTGGACGTCTCGCTTGTAGCCCCACTCCTCGAGGTGCACAAGTGCTGATGGAAGAATGTTAGTTTGGCATCTTTTGACAGAAGGTGCCACCATGGCCAGACAGGAACCTGGCATGTGCTGGACTGCATAGAGTATGCGACCAGCTTCGACCACACCCTTACCAGTTCCTCGCCCCCACTCGCAGACCAGGTCATGAGGCATGAGCTGCAAGACTCTGGACTGCACATCATTGAAGAATAGTTTTTTAGGCTGACCCGTCATTTGGCAACTCCTCAAAATCAGCGTCCTCTATGTCAGGCATAGAATATCGCTTCTCCATTTTTTTGATTTTCGCACGAAGATTTGGAATCTTCTGCAAACCGATGACTGTAGGATCATCTGTCATGATGAACTCAACAGGCACAATCTTGTCAAAAGCAAGATCTGGCTCATCAGGTGAGTCGGTACGATTGTTCTTGATGCGGTTTTTCTGCATCGAGGCGAGAGCCCGGAAGTCACCTGCAGCCTTGGCTGCCTTGCGATCCTCATCTATCTCCTGGTTGACCTTCCACCGCCAGAACTCCTTGGATGCAGCATTGAGGTTGCCGAGCATGAGCTGGCAGAGATGAATATCATCGTATGCCTGACTCTCGCTGATGCCGAACATCGCTTTGTCCTGCTCCACCATTTCCCTCACTGAGTAGCGAGGATAGCGAAGCCAGAAGGCGTAGCAGCCTCTCAGGCGCTCAACCCTGGCCTTGACAACAGCAGAGAGATGCAGGTCTTGAAGCTCATCCTCATTGAGAGGCATGTACTTCATGTAGTCATCGACATTGACTGGTAGACTCATATTCAACCAAGATTGGCAATGATCTGTGAGAGTTCCGACATGACAGCATGGTATGCACCAGGCGAACCGACCTTGGCGAGAGCGATATTGGATGTGCGCAACTCATTGGCGGTCTCTGCCAGTCCAAGCAGGTATTGCTTGCGATAAGGTGAGCGAGGCTCCTGCAGCTCAAGCTTCAGAGCTGACGACTCGTCATCAGACAAATCAATCATGATAGGCACCTGCTCGACAGGTGTCAACGCCTTGCCGAGGTCATAAACACTCTGAAGGAGCAGTTTGTTCTCCTCGAGATAAGGGAATTGTTGTCGTATCATCTAACAAATCATTAAGCATATTATGAACATCGAGATAAACATCTCTATCCGTAGTGAGGAATGTGCATTCCGCACGGTCACCATAAGTCTGTTTCTGAGATGTAATCACAGTAACTAACCACTTGTCGTTAGCGACGAGGATGATTTTGGAGTGATTAAGCGTCAGCTTCACCTCGTCAAAAGCCTCCGTCATCAGCCGACTCAGTTTGAGAGTCTTGGCTGAAGCCTTGACGTCAGCCACTAACGTTGAGTGCTGAATCATCCCACGCTTGCGAAGGTTGATCATTCCGCACAGGAATGCGTCAGATGTGGAGAAGGTGGTGACAGCGACTTGCGCTGCACCTGTCTGCTCCAATATCCAGCCCAACAAGCCGAGGGTGTGAAGCCCTTGGCCAAGAAAGACCTGAGAACTACTCTGCAGTAGCGGTTTCAGCGCCTGCTGAATCTGCTTGGCTCTCATCCGGCTTCACCTCCTCTCCGGGAATCACGATGCCAGCCTCCTTGATTTTGGCAAGAGTCTCTGGCTTGATGTCTGCCTTTGCATCGAGCAGGGTGTTCACACGCTTCTCGATGTTGGCCTGCAGCTTCTCAGCCTGCTGCTCCTTGCCATCAACCTTCAGCTGAATCAACTTATCAAGGTTCTTGGCGATGTAAGAACGCGCATTGCCGATGGCATTGGCAGAGACTACAGTTTCTGTCTTTGCCTCGGCAGTAATCTCCTCTGTGCCAGGAACAGCATGGTCATACGCCTCCATACCCTGTTTGTAGGCATAGTATTCTGTCTTGAGAGTGAGGAGCATCTTCTGGAACTCGTCGTTGGCTGCATTCAATCCCTCGAAGCGGTCACAAGACAACTGATAAGACTTGCATGCTTCGAAGAGTTCCTTGATGCGCTTCCAGCGACTGCAGTTGGCCTCCCAAATTTCCTTGATTTCATCGGGAAGCTGGTCATGATCTGCACGTTTGCCTTTGGCGATGATGGCAGAAGCATCGATGGAATCGGTGTTTTCTGCATCAACAAAAGGCAGATGAGGTGCGACTTCAGCTGCGAGTTTGTCAGCATCAGCGGTGGAATCGACCGCTTTCTGCAGTAAAGGTGTCACCTCAACGTCAAACTTGTGCACTTCGTCAAGAGTCATGCCCTTTGTGCGATAGCCATAATGCTTCTGCAGCTCATAGACAAGATGGTCAAGCATCTTCTGAGGTCTCAGCAGAATCTGCTGATAGAGATGACGGTTGTTATTGATTTGAAGGAGCATCAAGGCGCCCTCTCGGATATTATCGTCAGTATGTTCGCTATCGAACCACTGCTTGATTTTCTGTGTGAAATTTACATCATTCATAATTATAAACTTAAAAAGCGAGGCGAGCCATCGTCAGCATCGCCTCGCCAGGAACATGGTTAAAAAACTATATGGTAATGAACTCTACACATCACCTGCTTGTGCCGTCTTCAGCTCACCAGTCTCTCCAGAGAAGGTGCCTTCAGATGTAGGAATGTCTCCAAAGTAGAATGGTGGCAATGTCTCGCAGCCGACAGACAACTCAACAGTTGTGTTGGTCTCGTCTGTGACAGACGAACCTGAAGACTGCGCAGGTGAGACAGAACACTCGAAGTTGTCATCACCGAACTGACGGCACTTGCCGTTGCGCTGAGGAATCAGAGCAATGACATCCTCGTTGAGAAGCATTGATGCGAGCGCAGACTGCTCCTCCTCTGTGCCAGGGAATGTGAGTGCGAGCTTGTTGAGCATGGTCTTAGAACCATTCTCGCCCTGTGCCTCTGATGAGAAGTTGGACTTGTCCGTTGCCAAGTATGCAACAATGAACTTCTTGTCAGCAGCCATCGTGTGAGACTCCTTGATAACAAGGTAGTCCTTCATGGATGCTGCCTTTCCAAGCTGCGGTTTAGCCAGCTGAGTGATCCATCGACGTGGTGCAAGATAGACCTTGCGACCTGTACCAGGCAATCTCTTCGCTCCAGGACACTTCAGAAGATCCTCGTAGAGGTCTGCTGACTCTGTGCATGATTTTTTTTGCTGATCTGCCATATTATATATAATAATGTATTATCGTATGATGAGACTCCTATACTGCTGCAGGAATCTCATCGTAACCGAACAAGATGCGCTCCTTGCTGATAGACTCGAACTGAGTACCGAAGTACATTGTTGCAACAAAGTCAATCAAGAAGTGAGATGTCAGAGAGTCCTTAAACTCGAAATTGCAGTTGGTGCCCTCAGTTGCCAGACCAATGAGCATGTTGCTGCCAGGAGTGATGATCTTGAAGCCAACAGGAATGTTGTCAAGGGCAATGAGTGTACATTTGTTGCAACCGTCGAGCTTCGACTTGCCGAACTCTTTGTTGTAGTTGACACTACCATAGACGCTGCGGTATGCACGATCATAGCGCATCAACTCAGAGCTGTTCAGGAACATGAATG